TCTTTATATTTTTGCACTGGCTGTTCTGCTCTAGCATACAACCTACGCATTCTAAAATTATTGTAATTAGTATTAAATCTGTTTTCAACTCCAGACCTAGTCCCGCTAAACCAATCGCCTTCTATAGCTTGAGCAACTTGCTTGCCATAGTCTATGCTTGATTTAACCTCATCAGGTACTACCTGATCTGGGAAAGAGCTATAAGTATTCGTTATCTTCATGCATTATATTATTTGTGACATAGATCCGTCATTGTTGTATCTTCTTATTCCTAAGTTAATTTCTTTTCTAGTTCTTAGTGGTATAGGTCTATATTTATTTTTATTACAAGCCATAATAGCTAAACCAGAACTAATAGATGCATCATATTTTGTTCTAGCATTTATATTAAATCTAGACCAGTCGTCTAATGTTCTTTGAAAATACATATTTCCATAACCATTTTCAAGTGCACCTACGTGGTTTTCTATATAAAATTCTATAGCAGCAGCGTGCGCTTGCTTAATATCTTCACTTGAGTTAGGTATTCCACCTATTTCTCTTTCAGCTGGAGATAGCTTGTTATATAGCTTGTCAGGTCTATTAATACTAAAACCTCTATAACCTCTACGCTTTAAATAATATAATAATCTTGGTTTATTATTTTCAGCTAGTATTGGCATGCCATAAAAAACTAACGCCATTAAAACGTCTTCAAAGAATGTTTCAGCAGTATCAGGTCTTGCTATATATTCTAAGAAAAATTGATTTGGCGGAGCATCTTCCATACTGAATTTAGTTAATCCATGTAGTGCTCCTTTAGAACCTTTACCATCCACAGTACCGCTAATGTCGTAACTGTCACAGCCAAAAGCTCCAATGTGTTCGTTACCAGGATATTTTGTTCCATTTTTTAATAATACTTTGTTTTGTAATTCAACTGGTGGCACCCAAGACACTTTAAATCTACCATTTTTATTTGGATAAAACATTACTTGAGTATCTTTAATACCATTAAGCCATTGAAAGCTACCTGTAGTTACAGAAACAATATGATTAGCTTCTTCGTTATAATCTATTTGTTGATATATTCTAGTAAGATTAAATAAACTATCTTTTGTTTCGTCTCTAAAAGCATGTTTTTCAGTTCTTGGAAACTGTCTATAATATTCGTTTAATGCGTCTTGATCGTGTTTTAATCCTTCAACTTCGTTTTCCCAGTGCTTGATAACTCCTGTCGTAATAGTTGAACCATCAATTGTTTTGATTGGATCTGTCGGAGATGTGAAGATAGGAAGTCCGTAAGTATCCATGAATCCTTCGTAGTTCCACTCCATAGGTATGAACAAGCTATAGAGTCCAGAAGTTGTTTGTCCGTTTTTATTTCTTTTAGTAACGTCTGAATTGTAGTATAGTTTTTTGAAATTGTCTCCACCTTTATCTAAAGCATTTGAAGTTGAGCCCATCATACACTTACCTACAACTCTTGATCCTAGACGTAGTGTAGTTTTTGTAACTCTCCAGTTATTTAATATATTATCAGGTCTTTCCCATTTACCACTTTCATCGTGTGCTAATAGCTTTAGCTTTTCACCATCGTAAGAGTTATCACCTGTATTTTTCCAATCAATAGTTGTATCAAGTCCTTCTAGTTCTGCAAGCTGTTCATTCGTTTCCAACTTTCTTCTAGTAAGTTTGGATGCCGGAACCCTATATGCCAACTCAGTCTTCGGCCGATCCATACCGTCTTGAATTGGTTTGAAGAAAAACGGATAGTTAACGGATATTGGGACAACTTTATCTGTAAACATTTTTTTGGCATCTGCACCAGACTTGGAAAGTATGCCGAATCTAGCATCGGAAGATATTGTAGCTTGGTTGACAAGTTCTGCGCTTGCCATAAAAGAGAATCCAGATCGTCTGTTTTTGAGGTAGCACATGCCGTAACATCTTTTATCTGCTTTACAAGCTTCCCAGAATATAAAGAAGAGTCTGTTTGATTCTCTATATTCAGGAGCTCCAATGTCGATCTTTGACCATTGCAAGTACATATAATGAGTACCAGTAATGTAAGTATCAATACCATTGTTATAAAACCAAAATCCTTGTTCTCGTCTAGTAAATTCATTGTCAATATAATCGTACCATTTTTCTTTAAAATCTAATGGGTATTCTTCCCAATCAAATCTACTTTTTATTCTTTGAATTTCTTTTGGATAATCAAATTTTTCCCAATATTGTTCCTCTTGTTTTTTGCTTCGTTTATACGGTTCATCTGCTGTTGGTAAAGCAATGCGGAGACCTTGTATTTCGATAATTGATCCAATTTTACCTGTTTTACTTATTACTACAAAATCATACTCCACGTTATAACCATACTCCCACTTTTTATATCTGTTGTTTTTAGCTAATATCTTAGGATTTACAACGTCCTTAATTTCTTTCCAAAGTGTTTGCTCGTAACTCACTTACTTCTCCCTTCTGCGAAACCTCTAAAAGTTTTTTGTTCTTTAACTTCTTTTGTAGTTCCGTTTAATATATCCTCTTCTTCTTCTATTCTTTGTAGTATTTCAAAAGCGTCCATAATACAAAGCTTTTTAGTTGCTGCAGCATTTTTTAGTCTATCAGCTGAAACATCTTCACCTGTATCTACTATAGGCTCTTTAGCAACTTTAACTAACTCATCAACTGCTTTTCGCCCAGCTTGGATTATATTCTTTCTTGTCTCCTTCGTTTTCATGAGTTATAGCTATATCATTTGATTTCATACAATACAAACGTTCATCACCTATTATAAACTCAAATTCAGAGCTTGGTGTAAACGTTACAAGTGTTCCAGGTGTTATTCCTACGGCTTCTAAGGAGCTATTAGTATATTTGACTATACCAACATTAGGCTCTTCTTTAATTACGTCTAGATTATTGTTATTTAAAACTGGTTTAACAAAACAATAATTTAAATGGCATTCGCCATTATACATGTATATTTGATCTATAGAGGCAAAATATAAATCATCTTTAAAATACGATGAGCTATTTCTTTCATTACCTTTTTGATCATACCATCTTCTAAATAGATTATGATGCACATAAACCTTATCACCTGGTTTTATTTGTGAGTCGAAAGCAGCTGGCACCGAAACAACAACTGCTTCTTTACTCACGAATCGGTGGTTCTCTATGGTGGTATTAATGATAAGTGTTTTATCACCTATCTTTCTTATATTGTCATACCTTGATTTGTAAGGTTTAACAATAAAGTTGTATAAACTTTTCATTAATATTTTAAATCGTACTCTACAGATATTGCCATATTACTATTAAATTTCTTCCACGGTAATACTTCATTGTTTTTACTTATGTAAATATTATATGATTGATCTGTATCTTCAAATAAAATATCATTAATAGTATGGCCTCCATATACTTCTTGACCTATAGAATAATGCATAGCATCATTTTTGTAATCAGAACCTATACTAATCTTCCTTATTACCTTCGACATCTTTATGTATTTTCCACTCTCCAGTAGTAAGATCAATATCTATATGCCCATACTTATCTTGCAACTCTTTCTTAGTGCTATTAATAATTTCATTTGTATCAGCTAAATCATGTAACAAAGCGTGCTTTCTTGACTCTTGGTATCCTATTTCTACTAAGATACTGTTTACTTTATTTTGTTGATCTTGAATTAGCTTTAATTCGTCTGCAGTGATTTTACCAATTTGCCTGCCTTTTATATTACTCATTTTATTTAATTTAATTTTTAATATATGCCCATGAAGAATCTAAGAATACTAATACTTCTTCTGGGTTAAACTTTTCGTCAACTGCTTTTTTGACGTCTGACCAGCTATAATCATGGCCAGCAATTATGCCTTTGTATTTTAATTTTGGTAAGCATAATTCAATATCTTGTTTTACATCTTCATACTTGTGACTTGCGTCTATGTATATAAAATCAAATTCACCGTTTGGGAACTTAGGCACTTCATCATAACTATAACCTTGATGATGATATATGTTGTTAAAGTATCTTGTGTTTTTATTATATTCTGATTTAACTTTTGACCATGTATAACCAAACTCTTTGTTAAACTCTTCAGTACCTTTAAATGGATCTACACTATGTATTTCACTAAATATACCACTAGAAGCTATCATTTGAGTTGACTCACCCATATAGCTACCTATTTCTAAAGCTTTACCATGATCAGGTAAGTTATCGCAAACATAATTTAATAAAAATGCAAAGCCAAAAAAATGATTATTTTTAGCTCGTCCACTCAGTCTCCAAGGAACATGAGTGTTAAATCTTTGAGTTATCATTAATAATACGCTAATATATCTGTAGCAGTAGTTCCATCAGTTCCGTCTTTGCCATATATTTTCTTAACAAGCACAGGCATAAAAGTTCCAGTTGGAACACCTTTAAATAATACAGGTGCGCTATCTCCTTCTAATAATACTTTAACATTACCAGTTCCGCCTACATATAAGCAAGCTCCTCTTTTTAATACAGCAACTTCGTCAGCTGCAGGTGCAGGTAATACGTCTTGAGCTACGTCATCTTTACCAGTTCCACTAGCTATTGTTATAGTGTTAGCTGAGTGAGCAAATCGTCTTGGCTCAGCAGCCATGTTACCTTCTAATCCAGCAATATCTATTTCTATTGATCCAGCCATTTTTATTTATTTATTTTTGTTATTTTTTCAGCACCACGACTTCCGAAGTATGCTACATAAACTGTTACCAGTAATGTTTTTAATAAGTTTATCCAAGCGTCATCTACATCAAACTGTAAATGAAATGAATCTACAGCCATCATAAATACTGATGATGCAGTTAAAAATACAAGAGCTAAAGGCCTAGTGTTTTTACTAAGCCAAGAATCTGACTTCATATCAGATCTCCACCTGCTAGACACTTCTTTCATTTCAGCTATATCTTGTTCTATAAGCTTCATAGCCTGCTCTTTATCAGCTGGCTTAATCTTATTATCACTTGTTATAAGATTTTTTACCACACCAAGTGTTCCTTGATTAGGTAATATATCGCCTATAGCATCTAATACTTTAGGTGCCTTGCTAGCTAGAAACGCTCCTACTTTAGTTTCTTTAAACGTTTTTTTATTTTCCATTAGTTTTTAAAAAGTTGGACAAGAATTTGCAGTACAAACACTAAACATTTTCTTTGGTTTACTTCCTTTTGTTTTTTTGACTTTTGTTTTTCCTTTATCTTCAACACACTTTTGGTTATAGTAAGACCATCTCATTCCTTTTCCACAATCTGTTCCTTCGTCTCCTATTCTCTTTTTAATCACTTCTTCTTCTTCAGTTTCTTCATTGTCTCCTATGTCTTTGTCCTCAGTATCTTCTTCAAAATACTCATCACTAGCAGTTGCTGTCTCTGTTACTTTAGTAGGTTTTGGTTTTTTCTTCTTTTCATTAAACGCACGAGCAGCTATTTCAAACTCTTCAAAAGTTGGATACTTTTCTTTATCAGCATTTTTGTAAGCTTCTTCATATCTAACAGTCCCACCACTTGGTTTAGAATCATCGTCATCGCTTCCAGGAATAGTTGTTGTTCCAGTGGCATCAGCTGAAGTTGATTTAAAGTATCTAGTTCTACCATCCGGTAAAACTTCTGACTGATATTCCATGCTTTTTAATTTTTCTTCAGCTAGCTTTTGAGCTTTATCTTTTAAAACATTAGAAGTTTTATTGCCACTTGGATCTGTGTCTTCTTTAGATTCAGGTGGATCACCAGGACCAGTTGTTAATTTAGGTCCTTTACCAAACATATTAATCATAGCTGAACCAAATCTTTCATTCATAGAAACTTTTTCTGCATCTGCACTTCTCATTGGCTTACCTATTTCTCTAAATGCAAAAGCAAAATTACCAGATTCAACTTTACCAGCTCTGTTTAGTTTATTTTTCTTTGGCTTCATATCTACTTTAGCCATTTTTTCACCTGCTTCATAAGCTGGTTTTTCCCAAGGTAAATTTCTATTGCTTTCGTCAAACTCAGATCTAGGTGTTCTTTTCATACCCTTACCATCCATATTGTGGTATACAGCTTTATCATCATAAGCTAATTTACCATCCATCATTGCTCTTAAATGATTGTCTTCATGAGACTCAGCTATTTTTCTAAGCTTAGAGTTTCTAGGTATGTTTTTATTAACAATCATGTTACCATTATCATTAGCTCTAGCTACTAATCCACTACCATCTGGAATATTATCAGGTGTAAATGGAACTTCATATCTCGCTACAGGATCTATCTTTATTGGTTGTCTTAATTTAAAAGCCATATCTTATATTATTTTAGGAACTTTAATTCCGTTAAGTAATTCTTTACGGCCTTTACAACCGCAACCTCCTGGTATTTTATCCGCTAATTTTTTAATGCCTGTAGCTTTAGTAAACTTTTCTACTACATCTCCTAGTCCAATTGTTTGCATAATTACCATTTTACTTTGTCAGCCCAATAGGCAGCTGACATTTTACCTTTAGCTATATTTTTAGCATGTCTTGCTTTAAAGCTTTTTCTTTTTGATTTCATTTTAGCTGACTCACCTTCTTTAGGTTTACCAGCAGTTCCAGATACAGAGTTAACTTTTTTACCCTGTTGTCCAAATCTAATAATTTTTTCTTTACCACCTTCACAAGCTTTTACTATATGAGACTTAGTTCTATGTGTAGGTGTTCTACGCGGCTTATTGCAAGCTAAAGTTTTCTTATCTATTTTACCTGACATAGCTGGTGCTTTTCCTTTTTCACCTTTTTCATTTCTACTAGCCCATACGGCTTTTCTTTGTGCAGCGCTTTTAAAACCCATTACCACTTTTTCTTTTTGGAAACTTCTACCTCTTTAACTATAACAGTTGTTTTAGGTTTTCTATTTTTTAGTTCCTCTAGTTGTTTGTTTAGTTCTTCTAGCTTTCCATCTGCTTCAGTTCCGTCTTTTACTAAACTAGAAGTAATTTTAACTTCTTCTTTAATTATATCTTGGGTAGCTTCTAATACTTCAACTTGATCTTTTAATTGTATTATCATCTTCTCGTTCCACGTTTCTTTTAGTTCATACTCTAAACGAGTTACTTCTATAGGCGGTAGCTTTCTAGCCTCTTCAATATCCGCTTGCAATGTATAGTACATGCCTACAAAAGAGGCCGTAACCATTATTATTGCTACTACAGTTTTTAAGTCAAGTTGTATGTTTGTATTTTCAGAGATTTTTGTACTCATTAGTTGCGTCAAATGATGGGCATGCTTTATTAGCAAACTCATTGTGTGAATAAATAATAGCATCTGGATACATTGCCTTTAATGTTTTAAGGACATGTAACAGACTTTCTTTTTGATCTTGTGTTCTAGTATCCTTCGGAGTCTTACCATCTGCCTCAACGCCTCCACAATAACATAACCCTATGCTATTTCTATTATGCGACTTGCAATGAGCTCCGACACGATCTATATCTCTACCTTTTTTAATAGTTCCATCTAGTTCAATGTAGAAATGATAGCCAATGTCGCTCCACCCGCGAGAATTAACATGCCAGTCTCTTATAGTTTCAACTGGTACATCTTGACCTTCTCTAGTAGCAGAGCAATGTATTATAATTTCTTTAATATTTCTCATACTTGATACTTATAATCTTTTTTACGCTTTTTAAATTTCTTCTCTTTAAAAAAACCCATATTTTCTATCTCATCACCTTTAGCTCTTTTCTTTCTTAATTTTTCAGCTTTTCTTTGAGCTTTTTTCTCTGGTGATTTTCCAAAAAACGCAGGAGCATTATGCATGTGTTTACCTAAGACACTCATTTTTTATTCTTTAATAAATACCACTTGTGAGTAGTATAACCTAATGTTGTTAATAACAATAGTATAGACAATACAGGCTCTAGCCATCCTAGGCTAACAACCGTAGCTGATGTTATGTTTAAACAATACAGCTTTAGATCATCTAATGTATTCATCTTTGTGCTAATAATGCAGGATTACCTTTATAAGGAATATTATCTACTTGCTTTAATGTAGGTGTAATTGTAGAATTATTTGATTTCATAACTCTAGTTCCTACAATTGGCTTTCCGCATTTTATTTTTTTACCTGCTGGTTTTTGTTTTTGTCCGTAACTTGGCATAGCTTTATTTTTAATTATTGATAATGTTGTATTATTATAATCACGTAAAATTATAAAAGATTTACACGTTATCGTATTTTCTCTTTTTCTTTACGTCATATTTAATATCACCAGCTAGTTTAGAAATATGCTTTTCATCAGCTGTCATTTGCTTGTTACTACCACCGTGTCTATTGTCGTAGTTAATATCTCTTTTTAAATAACTAATGTGAGCAGCATCGTCTTTCATTGAAGAGTTAACATTGTGCTTAGTTATTTTGGTATGTGCATGGTTATACATACCTGGTGCATCTAGTATTTCTTTTTGTAAGTGAGGTGGTAAATTATCTTGATTACCAACTAAAGCTTTACTTAAACCATCATACATATTCATAGACATTCTACCGAGCTTAGGCGTCTCTTGACTACCAGGTCCACTGTACATTGCAGGATCTTCTGGCTTGGTTGGCGATACAGGTTCACCTACTTTAGTATTTTTCTTTTCAATTCTTTTACTTTTTGCTTTTGCGAGCATATCTTTTAAACCACCTTCTTCATTAACATTTTCCATAGGGTTGTCTATTTCTAAATCTTCCGAAACTCTTTTTGGATTAGCATAAGAAGCAAAACTTCCTTGTTGATTAGGAAACATAGGTGCAGGTGGTGTAGTAGTAGCACCTGGCTGTTGAAAACGATCTCCACTATTCATAGCCATTTCATTAAACATTTGCTCTCTACCTACAGTTGACGCTGCTACTTTATTCATAGGTTGAGTATTGTTAGGATTATTAACAAGCATATTTCTACCTTGTGCAGCACCCGCTCTGTTAGGTTGAGGTTTTGTTAATCCTTGCTCTTGCATTATTTTTTCTTTTTGAATCTCTACAGGATCTTTTTCTATCATTGGGAAAGAGTGTCCTTTCTTACCGACCATTGAAAATCCGTCGTTATTGTTTTCTACTTTATTCATGAGTTCTTCTTGTGATTTTGCTATTGAGTTTTCATTTGGGTCATTACTTTTAGTAAGATAACTTACTTGTTTTTCACCGTCAGCTGTTTTTAGTTTTAAATTATTTGGAACAGGTATTTGTGATGGCCTGCTTGCCATATATTCTCTTTCTGCCATAACTATCTTGTTTTGTCCTTATTTACGAAAGCTATAGCTTTAGCTGTAACCTTCCATGAGTATTTATTATTACTTTCTAATAATTTAGTGGGCATATCTTCTTCCCCAAGTATGATTCGGTACATACGACTGATCAGCTGTTTGCACTTGTACGAAACTTTATATATATGATATTTTTGGGTAGTGCGATTTCTCTCTCTCCACACAACTATCCACCCTTGTTTCAATAGTCTGTTCCAGCGCCTGTTGTCCCAGCTATATGAGTACGTACCTTTTTTAAAATCATCTTTAGTGAAATGTTCTATGGCATCTAAGTATATTAACAGTTCTAGATCTGCATCGTTCAAACCACTTGTCTTACACGCCCACTTTCTAATAATTCTATAATGTTTAAGTAAATTTAATTCTTTTAAATCTTTAGAAGTTAACCTTCTCATTTATTTTTTCTTCTTGTTTTTTCTTTTAGCTTTTTTAGCTGCTCTTTTAGATTGTTTAGCTGCTTTCTTAGTTGCTTTAGAAGCTTGCTTATTTGCCTTCTTAGTAGCTTTTGCTGTTTGCTTATTTGTTTTTTTAGTATTTTTAGCTGCAGCTTTATCTAATTTTTTCTGAGCTTTATCTGTCTTACCTTTAGCAGCTAACTTATCCGCTTTTTTATTTGCCTTAACTGTTCGCTTAGTTGCTTTAGCTTGCTGCCTATTATCTTTCTTATTAGCTTTAGCTGTTTTTCTAGCATCTTTTTTAGTTGACCTTTTGTCTTGTCTTGCATCTTTCTTCGCTGCTCTTTTTTCACTACCTTTTAAACCAGATGCTTTAATATCTTTTTTAGCATCTTTAAAAGCATCTTTAGCATCTTTCTTAGCATCTTTCTTAGCTGTCTTTATTTCTTTTTTATTTTCTTTCTTTTCTTTTCTAACATCTTTCTTAGTACCTTCAGCGTCAAAATCATCAGTATAAGTTTGATCTTTACCACCTTTAGTTTTAGTTGGATCAGCGTCACCACCTGTTGTAGCAGCAGCTTCTGCTTTTTCTTCTTCAGTAGGACCATCACCTTCTGTGCCTTTGTTAGCTTCAGCAGCTTTCTTAGCCGCCTCTTGTTCTTCCGCCAGTTTTTTCCTTTGGAAGAACGCTCCAACTTCTTCTCTTGAGTAATCAGTATCCGTAGGTATTTCGTCTTTAGGTGATTGCGACTTGCTGTCTATTTCAGCCTTAGCTTTAGCAGCATCACTCAACGGTTCTGCAGCTTCTCCAGCCACGACAACATTAAATGGAGACTTCATTGCTACACCAGCTTTAAATCTACTAGCGAATGAACCACCTGTGTATCTACCTTTACGTCCTGTTTTTAAACTCATATCTATAGTATTACCACAACATCAAACTCTTTTATAACTTTGTATTGTTTTTCTTTAATTTGTATTCCAAAACCAGCATTACGATCATAACATACATTATCATCTTTTTTAATAAACTTAACATCTGTTCCTGGATTTATTACTTTTGCTTTCCTATATCGTATATCTTCTCTTTGTTTGTCAGACAATATTAAACCGCCTTCAGTCTTGATATTACTTTCTTCTATAGGTTCTATTATAATATACTTACCTATCGCTTTCATGTCTAATATTATTAATTACACAATCAGTTGATAATATAGTGGTTGCTACTGAAGCCGCATTTCTTAACGCACTCTTAGTAACTAATAAAGGATCTATAATTCCGGCTTTTACCATATCTACCGTATTTCCTGTAACCACGTCTAGTCCTCTACCGTCTTCGTCTGGATCAACATACTCTGTTATACCAGCGTTACGCAATATTGTTTCATAAGGTTTGCGTATGGCGCAATATAATACTTCTTCACCAATACATGTTGGTTCTAAATTTTGCGAAGCATTTAATAAAGCAATACCTCCACCTGGGACGATACCATCTTTTATTGCGGCTTTAGTAGCGCAGATAGCATCTTCTACTCTATCTTTTGTTTCCTTTAGTTCTATGTCTGAACTAGCGCCAACTTTTACTGTAGCAACCTTAGCTTTTAATCTAGCTAATCTTTTTTCTAACTGTATTATCTTGCCAGGTTTTTTTGTTTCCCTTAGTTCTTTTTCTAGCAACTTAACAATTTCATCTACACTATCATTAGTGTTAACTTTAATTATAGTTTCATGTTGACTAGTTATAGAGCTATTACACCTACCTAAATGTTCAGGTTGTATAATATCCATATCATCACCAAGATCTTCGTTAATAAGTGTAGCGCCAGTTAATAAGCATAAATCATTTAATGTTTCTTGCTTACTAACACCATAGGTTGGCGCGTTTATTATATTAACTTTTATATTACCTTTAACTTTGTTCATTGCTAAAGCATTCATTACTTGCTTATCTACATCTGCTATAACCAATAAACTTTCGTTGTTTTTAATAACATGCTCTAACACAGGTTGTACTTTCCTTATGTTTTCTATGTGAGACTCAACGACTAATACTAATGGGTTGTTTAACTCAGCAACGTTTCTACTTTTATCAGTTACAAAGTTATTGCTTAATAAACCTTTATCATATTGAACACCATCTATAAGAGCTACAGACGTTTCGTTTTGATCGTTTATTTCCATTATCACAACGCCTGTTTCATCTACCATTTTAAAAGCTTCACCTATAACAGCCCCAAGCTTTTTGTCGTTATTAGAAGATATAGTAGCTACTTGATTTATTTTTGTGCCGCTAATCTTTTTAGACTTTTTGTTTAAATACTTTATTACTTTATCTACTCCAGAATTTATACCTTCTTTCATAGCTCTTACATCGTCTAGCAAACTGTGATCATTAGCTTCTTTTAATATAGCTTGAGCTAATATAGTAGCAGTTGTAGTTCCGTCTCCTGCTTCTTTAACAGTTCTTTGTGCAGCTTGCTTTATTAATGTTGCACCTATATTTTCTAGTGGATCTCTAAGTGTTATACTATTTGCAACACTTACACCATCTTTAGTTATTTGTGGTTGACCGTTACTATCTTCTATAATAACACATTTACCACTTGCTCCTAGCGTAGAACCTACAGCGTTAGTAAGCTTTTCAACGCCAGTTAAGACTTGGCTTCTAGCTGTCTCGCCAAAAGCCAAATCTTTTACTAACTTTATTTCTTCCATTATATTTTATTAAATTATATTTATACGAATACTACTTAAAGGTTTTAACTACTTTCGGTCCTTTGGTAAACTCTAATTTTCTTAGATAATGTTCTATTGAAGCATCTATGGCTTTTTCAGCGCCATCTATTGTTTCTCTTCTAGTTACATCTATCCACTCATCAGAGTCTATGGATTTGTATTCGGTTTGTAAAAATCCATTAGGTAGTTGAACAATTCTCCAATTTGATTTTTTGGTAATATGTTCCCATAACTTAATGGTTTCTTCATTTGGTTGTGGTGCACTAGACCACGTGTTAGTGCGGGTATATAAAAACGTCATTGTATTTGGTTTTAAGTTAAACGTTGGTTATTATATACTATCACTTGATAGTTCGGTTATTACCACGATTCCTACGCTCAGGTGGTAATTTATCTTCAGGAACCCAGCTAAACAATCTAGTATCAGCTATATCGTGCAATAAAACTGTTTTATCTGTTACTTCCCAGTTATAGAAATATTCATAGCCAAATAGTGCTACGTCTGGTTCCATGGTTTCTATTATCTTATTATTAAACAAATGTCCTCCATTTGCAAAGTTTAAATCTTCGTATGTGCTTAAACAATCATCTATAACTCTACTATTTACTGTTGCTCCATATATGGCACAGTCTATTAATGTATGATGATTTTGAGTTCTTTTCATACCAGCAAAGAAACAATGTTGATCAGTTAGTTTATCAAATATAAAACTAAAAGGTTTTATAGGTTTACAATCAACATCTAAGTATATACCTCCGTATTTTTTTAAAAGCAATAATCTTATTCTATCGCAAATAAAAGCTATAGGTATACCTGAGTTTAATTCTAAATAAGAATATAAATACTTATC